CAAATCGGCTAAAGCAGGAATGGCTGACCCTGAACGCCAAGCGAAAGCAGACGCGCCAAAAGGAAAAACAGGCAATCTTAAAAAGTCGATTAAAAAGAAAATGGAAACCCCAAACAAGCGAAATAAAGCGGTTTATCGCCTGAGATACAATCCTACAATGACCCCTTTATTTTTAAAGCCGAGTTCTGGCGCTTATGGAGGTAAACCTCCTGTAGCTTATTATCCTGCTTCGGTCGAATATGGATTTAAAACTAAAGGCGGTAAGGTCGCAGGTCAATTTAATATGGCTAATGCGATTAGGCAACATCAAGAAGGTTCACTTAAAAAAATAGTGACTAGCCTAAATCAATCTATTGACGACTTAATACGGGGTGGGTAACTAGATGGATTTTGAACAAGCTATGGTTTATGAATTACAGGCGATAAATGGCTTATCAGGCAAAGTATTTCCTTCTGCACCAGAAGAAGGAACGGTCGCCCCTTATGTTGTTTATAGTTCGAGTGAAGGGGAGCCTATTATGACTTTAGGCGGTCCCACTGATATGACGGAATTATCATGCGAAATTCACGTTATAACTGAATCGTACGAACAATTGAAAAGTCTCACTAAGGCTGTACTCGACCGAATTAGAAGCTTTTTCCAACGAGTAATCGGGCAAAACGGTCCTTTAATTCGCAGTATAAGCCATGTTGAACCTATTGAGGACATAGACACCAATACGAATTATCACAAAAGTTCTTTTGATATAAGAGTTCGATACTAAGGAGGCGTTTTAAATGCCAATTGTGGCTATGGGTACAACCCTAAAAAAAGGGGACGTTCTTGTTGCAAATTTAACAAGCATTGATGGAGTTGGAGTTTCGAGCGATACGATAGAAACTACAAATTTATCAACTGAGGGAGGCTACCGTACTTTTGTGACTTCTCTAAAAGATGCGGGAGAAGTTTCAATTTCGGGGCATTTTGATTTCTTAGAGCATAATCCTTTGTTAGCTGATTTCGAGGACGGTTCTATTGATGTTTATACAATCGAATTCCCAGATACAGGCATAACGCATGGAACTCAATGGACATTTTCGGCTGTAGTATCTGCTTTTAGCACTTCGGCTGAATTGGAAGATTTAATTGGATTTGAAGCAACATTAAAAGTTTCAGGTCGTCCAACATTAATCGGACCTGCTTAAAAAGGGTGGAAATATGACAAACGTAGCGAAAACAACAAACGATAATAACAACGACCTTATTGTGGTGCATTTGGATAGACCCCGTTTTGTTAAATTCGGTCATAAAGCCCTAAAACAGCTTACGAAATTAACGGGTAAAAAACTCGAACAAATGGACGAGAACGATTTCGATTTAGCTGATTTAGAGGCTATTATGTGGTGCGGTTTACAGGCTGACGCGCGTGAACATGGCGAAGATTTAAAGCTTGAACAGATGGAAGATTTGCTTGATAGCGCTAGTTCTTTTGGTGATATTATGGAAGTTATGCACAAAGGACTTGAACAAGCTTTTAAAAGGACCGAAAAGGAAAAAAACTAATAAAGGATAGTGGAACAAAGGGCGAATCTTCCGAACCTCCTGCATGGGATTGGGAGGTCGCCCTTAAATCTGCTATCCTTATTGGTCTTTCGATAGAACAATTCAATGAAATGACCCCTTACGAATTCGCGCTTTATTGTGAAGCTTATTCCGAAAATAAAGAGGCTGATATGAAAGAAAGGCTTACTTTAGTTTGGCTCGGGGAATATTACCATAGGACGAAGAAATTGCCGAATCTTAATAAGGAATTGAAAAAGATTTCAGGCGAATCTCAAAAAGTTATGTCTAACGACGAAATGCTAGAAATGGTTAAACGCCTTAATCAACAGTTTGGCGGTAAAGTCATTAAGGGCGGTGAGTAAATGGCAGGAACATTACGGAACTTATTGGTCCGAGTTGGAGCCGATGTTTCGGGTTTACGTGCAGGTTTAAATGGCGCACAAAAACAAGTAAAGTCATTTGGTGAAAGCGTTGCAGGTTCCTTAAAAGGAATCAACGGCAAAATTGCAGGTGCTATGGCAGGCTTATCGGGTGGATTCTTAGTAGCCTCTGCAACTCAGGACGCTATGCAATACGAGGCTTTAATGACCACTATAGGCGAAGCTTTAGGCGAAAGTATTAATTCGTTTAAAGAATGGCAAAACGAATCTGCTAATGCCATGGGATTCTCGCGGTTGCAAAGTGCGAAAACAGCTAGTTTATTATCTTTAAACTTTCGGACGATTGCTACTGGACAAGAAGATTTAACTCAAAAAACAATCAAAATGATGGAAGCTATGGCGATTATCTCGAATAAACGCGGTATGAATATGACAGAAGTTTCCGACCGAGTTCGTTCTGCTATGAATGGCGAAGCAGACGGAGCCGATGAATTGGGAATAAATGTCAGAGTTGCGTCCCTTCAAATGACTAAATCGTTTCAAGAAATGGCAAACGGTAAACCATGGGACCAACTTTCTGACAGCATGAGAAAAACGATTATTTATAATCATTTATTAACCGAAACAGCTAATAACTTAGGGTCGGAAATGCAAAATAATACAGCTATGCGAATGGCTGAATTTACAGCGTCCTTAGCTGATTTAAAATTAGCTTTAGGTCAGGCATTTTTACCTATTTTATATAACGTTTTACCTTACTTAACAATGATGTCACAAGCTTTATACAGGGTTATGACATATGTTACAGCCTTTATGAAAGCTTTGTTTGGCGGTTTCAAATTCAAAGCGCCTGTAAAAAAAGGTGATGTAGCAAATACACAGGCTCAGGCGAGTGCTTTGGGTGATGTAGGGAAAGAAGCCGAAAAAGCAGGAAAGAAATCGGCTAAAGCAGGAAAGAAAGCGAAAGAAGCTTGGACGGGTACATTCGGCTTTGATGAAGTCAATACGATTGATGACCCAAAGGATGACGCAGGCGCAGGAGCAGGAGGGGGCGCAGGAGGGGGCGCAGGTGGCTTAGGCGGTATGCCAGAGATGGAAATGCCTAAAGACCCATTTAAGCCCTTTGTAGAAGGTATAGACGAGTTGGTTGAAAAAATGAAAAAGTACACCGAACCAATTCGGGCGTTTTTCGGTATGATTTGGAAAGCCGTATCTGAATTTGCTAAAGAGGAATTTGCAAAAGTTTCTCAATGGTGGAATGAAAACGGAGCGAAAATTATTCAAGGAGCGAAAAATGCTTGGGGTTTAATCGGTCCTATTATAATGGCGGTTCTAACATTTGTTTGGGATTCCATTAAAATGATTATAGACGGTATCATTACAACGTTCATGGGAATTATAGATTTCTTTACAGGCGTTTTTACAGGCGATTGGGCTATGGCTTGGGAAGGATTGAAAGAGATTTTCTTCGGAGTTCTCGAAGCGTTAATGGGCTTTTGGAATATTAGTTTTGTTGGAGGAATCAAAAAAATCCTTTTCAATTTCTTAGAGGCAGGAATTAAAAGGATTATTACTTTTGCTGACGATTTCGCCATGTTCTTTAAAGGTGGCACGCTTAAAGTTACGGAATTCTTTAAAGCTATGGGTGACGCAATAAAGACGAGAATCCATGACGCTAAAGAATTTATAGCAGGTCGAGTGGTATTAATCGAAACGTCTTTTAGGAATTTATGGCTCGGTATAGAAAAAGGCGTAAAGAATTCGGTCGAAGCTTTAAAAGCTGTTTGGGGTGGTGTAAAGGATTGGTTCATGCGAACGCTTATTAATCCTTTAATAGCCGAATTCGATAATATATCTAAAGCTTTCTCGAAAGGACCAGTTGAAGGGATTAAATATCTTATTAACAAACTAATTGACGGCTTTAATAACGCCCTTAATGTTTTTAATAATTTGAAAAATAATACGCCTTTTGGTGATAAAATACCTAACTTACGAATTCCTCATTTGGCGAGGGGTGGGATTACGAACGGTCCGACTTTAGCCATGGTTGGAGATAATTTGGGAGGTCGTGAAGTCATTTCGCCTTTAGACCGTTTACAGAGTATGTTAACAAACTCGGTCGTTCAAGCTATGCAATTAGGCGGTGGCAATCGAGATTCAGGCGATATAATTTTAAATATTGATGGTCGCACGTTTGCGCGCATTGTTAAGCCGTTTTTACAGAAAGAAGACAACCGCGTAGGTGGAGATATAAGAATTCGGACGATTTAAGGGGTGGATTTATGGCTCTTATAACTATTGGAGGGGTTGCAATACCGACCCCTACCGAATTTCAAGTAGGTTATATGGATATTTCAAAAGCAGAAAGAAACGCGTCTGGAAGAATGATAATCGAGCGAATTGCCACGAAAAATAAATTATTCTTGACTTACGCCTTTATTACACGCGCGGACGCTACCAAGCTGTTAAATATTATCGCGCCAACTTCTTATTCAGTTACATATTTCGACCCACAGGATAATCAAATGAAGTCAGGCACTTTTTATTGTGGCGACAGACAACTAGGTTTCCTCGATTACTTTAATGGAGTTCCGAGATATAGAGACTTCGCCTTTAATCTTATTGAACTTTAGGGGTGAATAAATGGTACAGGTTAGCAACTTATTTAAACGAAATATTTATGCGACCGAAAGGACCTTAAATGCTAAGGTTTCGTTTGAAATCTTAGACGTAAAAGCCTATGATGACGCGACTATAACCGTTACAGGCGAAGCAGAAATAAGCAGGCTCGGACAATCAATAAACAAAATTCGTGATATGAGCCATAAATACGCAACTTTTGAGAAAGATTACTTTAAATTAGACGGGTCATTCTTTATTCCTCCTAGAGAAAATGAAAGTGATTCGGAACTTGGTTGGTGGAGCGAAACCCTATCAGGCGTCGATGGCACTTTTGCGGTCCGTCCTGCTATGACTTTCACTTTTACCGAGCCTCACAGTTCAATAGGGCTGACCTTCACATTTGACCGACAGGCGAATGAATATCCTACAGACTTTCGGATAGAGGCGTTTGGTCCTGCAGGCGAGGCTATTGTATCGGAATTCATTTCTGGGAATACGAACCCCGTTTACTACTTCCAAAGACCATTAGATAATTATACTCGCTTAGTTGTTACGATAGTAAAATGGGCAAAACCGAGCAGACGAGCGAGGATAACCGAAGTCGATTTCGGAGTAGTTCAAGAATATACAGGCGATAAACTTATTTCGCTTAAAGTGCTTGAAGAAATGGATTTATTGGCTTCTACCGTTCCGAGTAATGAAATGCAATTCGTCTTAGATAACAGCGACCAATATTTTAATATTTTAAATCCTAATGGGGTCTATCGTTTTATTGTTCCGAATCAAGAAATGTCGGCTCAAATCGGCATAAAAATAGGCGATAATAAATTCGAGTGGATTTCGATGGGTAAGTATTATTTGTCAGAATGGACGGTCGAAGAAGGGGCTATGACCTCTACTTTTGTAGGTCGGGACGTATTCACAAAGATGGAACTAGCTGAGTATACAGGGCTTTTGCAGAACACAAATTTGTACGATTTGGCTGTAGATGTTCTAACTGAGGCGAATGTCGAACGTTATGAATTAGACGAATCCTTAAAAGAAGTTCCGACAGCAGGGTTTAAAACTAAAATCAAAGTGCGAGAAGCCTTGCAGATGATAGCGATAGCAGGAAAAAGCGCAGTAAGACAAGGACGAGATGGCTCAATTATAATTGAGAATTACGAAGAATTAACTTACGAAATTGGTTACGTCACTTGGACAGGTTCAATTGCTACAGCGACAGGCGAATTTGCGAGCGTTGGTACAGTTGCACAAGTTTATATAGATTACGAATTCCAACAAATCGACTTTGAAAACGCTTACGAAATTCCTAAAATTACTTTAGGTCAAAATGTAAGGACTTTAGTTTTTAAAGTTGCCCCAACTGTGGGCGAAATTTTTGACGTTCAAGTAATCAACTCTAATGTCAAAGAAGGAATTGGATATGAAATTAACAATCCATTAATTAATACCGAGGCTCAGGCTTTGGAAGTAGCAGGATGGATGTTTGAATACTACAATTTAATCGCTGATTATCAGGCGAATTGGCGTCAAAATCCTGCTTTAGAATGTGGGAATGTTATTCTGATTGAAGACCGATTTGGAAATAAGAAAAAAGCCCGAATCACAAAGAATGAATTTAATTTTACAGGCTATTTAAGTGGCATGACTGACGCGAAAGGTGGTGTCTAAATGGCGACTGATAAAGAAATAATTGATTCGCTTAAATTAGATTGGTTGCCCTCAGACTATTACAACGCGGAGGACTTAAATAGAGTAGAACAGGCTACGCTAGTAGTCAAGGAAAGAGTAATCACTTTCAGGGGTCAACTTATTCAAATCGACAGTCCTAAAACAGATAGGACCGAAAAGACTATCGAATTCGCGGATAGCCTGAATCGTATTGAGACGAACCTGTTACGCCTGAAATTGACTTTTCCAG